TTTTATTAATTAAATTCGAGTTTAGTAAACGAATCTGTTAACCAACTTCTTTTGTGTAGAGTTGGTTTTATTATAAAAATCAACTAAATAAAAAAAGAAAGTGAGGTAGAGCAATGTATACAATTTTAGTTAAAGATACTAATGAATTATCTATAACAGTAAAAGAACGAATTATGCAAAGAAGTAAACTTATTGATAATTTGCATTTTTTAGTTAGCCCTTTATATAAGGACGAAATTGATATGACTGGCTTTACGGTAATGATGGAATATATATTACCTATAAGTAAAAAATATCGTAGTGAAATATTAACATTATCTGAAGAGTTATATAAAGAAAAATTAGAATATAAACTTCCTTTTGATACAAAACTTACAGAAGAAGCTGGAAGTATTGAAGTACAATTATCTTTTATTAAATTAGATTTAGACGAAGAGGGTAATAGTGTTCAATATGTTAGAAAGACAAGCCCTGCGACTATTACAATTGTACCAATTAGTGCATGGAGTGATATTATTCCTGATGAGGTATTAAGTCCTATTGATGCTAAAATGTTAGAGATACAAGGTCAAATTAAAGCATTAGAAGAATTATCTAATATAACTGCTACTACAAAGGCAGATAATATTGTCCTTGATGAAGGAACTCATGAATTGTATTTGACATCTAATGGAGAAGCGATTGGAAATAAAATTGATATGGATACACTTGGTGAAGCAATTGTAGAAAATACTGAAAATGGTCTTGTTCAAATGATAATATAGGGAGGTAATTATGTCACAAAATAGAGCGAAATTTGGTTATCTTTCTTATGATGATATGCTGCAAAAAATTACTGATGGCGTATTAGACCAACATGACATAGTATTTACTAAAGATACAAAAGAAACATATATTATTTCTCCCGATGCTGAACCTATAGCTTTAAAAAGTAAAGTTTATGTATATAATTCTATGACAGAAGCAATTAGAGAAATTAATAGAAATACTGATACTTATATTGGTCAAATTGTTAGTATTTTAGACGGAGATACATATCGAGGTTATATTGTTAATCAAAATACAAAATATAGAACTACTTCTTATACAGTAAGTCCTTTAACAGATACTTCTTCTATTGATTATAATACATTGGGTAATAAACCAATTATAAATCTTATTGGTACTTTAGATGAACCAATAACTTTATCAGAGTTATCTAATGGTACATATTCTATTATTGGTCAATACAAAGTTAAGGATTCTGAAGAAACAATATATCTTAATGCTTCTCCGACAGTGGTTATTATAGAAAAAGATAACAATAAAACATTTATAAAAAAAATTTCATCGTCAGAAATTATAGATTATGTAATAACTGATGATATTGTTGAGAAAAAAGCATATGCAACAGATAAATTTCTTGAAGAATATGGATATGCTACTACTTCTTATGTTGATAATAAAATTGCAGTTCTTGATTTTATTACCAAAGATGAAGTGTCTATATATGTAGACAATTTAGTAAATGAAATACTTGATAATATATTGGATTCTAAAATTGATAAAAAGATTGACGAAAAAATTCAGCCTGTTGGGGAAGAATATGTTGTTAGTCTTTTTTCTTTATAGAAAATATATGATACATAGTTAAAAACACCAAATTATGGTGTTTAAAAATAAAAAAAAGAAAGGAATATATAATTATGGCAAAATTAAAAGTTTTTACATTGGATAACCTTACTCTCTATGATGGATTGATTAAAGGTTATGTTGACAAAGCTGCTGCTGCAGTTGATGCAAAGTCAATAAAGACTGTTGCAATTACAGGTAACACACTTAATTTTTATAATGTTTCAGAACCTGTAGGTGAAACTGCTCCTGTTTATTCTATTGAACTTCCACAGACAGATTTAACAGACGTTCTTACAAGACTTTCTGCTCTTGAAGATGGTAAGGCTGATAAGACTGAAGTTTACACAAAAGGTGAAGTTTACACAAAAGGTGAAGTTGATGCTGCTATTCAGGATGCTGAATATGATGATACTCAGATTAAGGCTGATATTAAAGCAAATGCTGACGCTATTACAGCAATTAACGCTGCTGATACAGGTATTCTTGCTCAGGCAAAGACTTATGCTGATGGCAAAGATGACGCTATCGCAGCTGCTAAGAAGGCTGGAGATGACGCTCAGGCTGACGTAGATGCTCTTGAAGCAAAGATTGGTACTGTTGAAGACGGAAAAACTGTAATGGGTATTATTGCAGACATTCAGGCTAATGCTTACGATGATACTCAGGTTAAAGCTGATATTAAGAAAAATGCTGATGATATTGCTGCTATTAATAATGCAGACACAGGTATTTTAGCTCAGTCTAAAGGATACACAGATACAACTGTGGCACAGGCAGTAAAGACTGTTAAAGAAAGTCTTGCTTCTGCTCTTACATATAAAGGTCAGAAGGCTACTGAAGATGAACTTCCAACAGAAGGTAATGTATGTGGTGATGTATGGAATGTAACTACAACAGATAAGGGTACTTCTGCTGAATTCGTATGGGTAGTTGATAATGCTGAAACTGGAGCAGGTCATTGGGAAGAATTAGGTACAGCTCTTGATCTTTCTGCTTATGCTGAAAAGACACAGGTTGCTACTGATATTGCTACAGCTAAGGGCGAAGCTGTTTCTGAAGCTAAAGCATACGCTGATGGATTGGCTTCGAATTATGACGCTGCAGGTGCTGCTAGTGATGCACTTACAGAAGCTAAAGCATACACAGATACAGAAGTTGCAAAGGCAAATGATGCAGTAACTGCTCTTACAAATGGTCAGGTTAAGACAAATACTGATGCTATCGCTAAGAATGCACAGGATATCGCTGGTTTACAGTCAACTCTTGGCGAAGGTGTTGAAGCTATTACAGAAGCTGAAATTAACGCTTTATTTAATGCTTAATTAAAATAAAATTGAATACATGATTGCAAAGAGCCTTGTGAAATATCAAGGCTCTTTGTATTAATATTGGTTGATAAATAAATGTTTAGTGATCTTATGTATTTACCTAAGCACTCTTAAAACAGGTATTTTTTTATATTTATATTTTTGATTATGTGCTTACCTAAGCCCACAATCCTTTTAAAATACAATAAAATTTTAATTTATAAATTCACTAAACATTTATTTAACTAATTAAATTTATGCCTCGATGGCTCAATTGGCAGAGCAGCTGATTTGTAATCAGCAGGTTATCGGTTCAAGTCCGATTCGAGGCTTATGAAGAAGAGTTGGTTGTATGGCTACTCTTCTATTTTATTGGAATAAATTATGATTAAAAGGAGGAGTTGTTAGATGGCAACTGTAAAAAAAATGAGTACGGATGTCAAAATGACTCCTGCTCAAATGAAAAAAGAAATAGAAAAATTAAAAGAAGAAAATGAAAAGCTTAGAAATAGTTCTCGTTGTCTTATATGTGACACATTAAAAAAAAAGGACGATTTTTATGTTAGTACAGACCCAATGAATAAAGCAGGGCATACTCAAATATGTAAAACTTGTGCTCGTAAATTGGCATTGAGAACAGATAAAAATGGCAATGAACATGAATGTAATATGGATTCAATTTGTTTAAGCCTTAAATACATGAATAAACCATTTTTAAATGATTTATGGGATTCTAGTATACAAGAATCAGAAAATTTAGTAGCAGGAAAAGTAAAACATAGTCCAGCAACCGCTTATTTTAAGAATGTCGCAATGGGACAATATAATGGTCTTACCTATTTTGACAGTGACATGTTCAAAGAAAAAGTTGTTTATGAAGATGAAAAAACACCTCAAATGATTGTCGAAGAACATGCAGGTCAAGATACTTATGATGATTTTATTAAGAATAAAAAAGATGTTATTAGATTATTAAGTTATGACCCATTTGAACAAGAAGCTGTAAGTGATCAACCATTTTTATATTCTCAGTTAATAGGATTACTTGATGCTGGTGGAGATGAGAATGATGATATGATGAGAAATGCTTCTTGTATTTCAATTGTAAGAAGTTTCTTGCAATCTTCTAAGATAGATAATGCCATAGCAAATCTTATGGCAGATATTAAAAATATAGATAAAAATTCTGCTACTATTAAATCACTTCAAGATAGCAAATCAAAAATTACAAGTACTATTACGAATTTGGCAGCAGAAAGTTGTATTTCATTGAAAAATAATAAAAATGCTAAGAAAGGTGAAAATACTTGGACTGGTAAAATTAAAAAGATTAAAGATTTAAATCTTAGAGATGGACAAGTTAATGGATTTGATATAGCAACTTGCAAGGGTATGCAACAAGTACAGGAAATCAGTGATGCTTCTATTATGAAGCAGTTGGCACTTGATGAATCAGATTGGTCAGATATGGTTGCAGAAATGAGAAAAGATAATCAAGCTTTAAGAAAAGAAAGAGATTCTTATAAAGAAATTAATAGAATTCTTTTACAAGAGAATTTAGATCTTAAGGATTATTTTGAAGATAATAATATAAATCCAGATATTGAATATAGAAATTTAAAAGAATTGTACTCTATATTTGCGAGTGACGATGAAATAGAAACAACTGTTGAGGAGGTAGATGAAGATGAATCAGATACTACTTCCGTATAATAATTATCAATTAGATTATGATAAAGATTTCTATCAAGACTATGGTATTTTTGTAAAACCAATTAATTATCCATTATCCAGTAGAAAAATAGAAGCTTTATTGGAGATTGCAAATATGCAAAAGTATTTTCAATGTAACCCTGTTAAAATGATAGACATTATGTTCAACATAGAACTTCTTGATAGCCAAGCACATGCAGTACAAAAAACATGGATTTGTCCTAATGCACTTTTGGTGTGTACTCGTGGTTGGGGTAAATCTACTGTTATTGATTTATCTCTCATGGCAAAAGGAATGTGCTTCGCAAATTATTGGAGCTATATAGCAAGTGGTTCTGGTTCTCAGGCTGAACAAACTTTTACTACGTTAGAAAGACTTGCTAATGATAATATTGATACATTTTCAGGGTCTACTGGAATTGTGTTCAAAAACGAAGTAGAAATTAAAAACGCTGCAGGTGATGGATTTAGTCATAGCAGTAATGGATTTAACTATTCTTTATATAATGGTTCAATGACACAAACATTAAATTCAAATATAGACGCTAAAAGAGGTGAACGATTGCCTCACTAATTAGAAATAATTAGAGAAAAATAAGTGCGAAAGAAAACTGGAAGACTGAAATGTTAATCAGAATGGAAGGCTAAATGCAAAAGTTTAGTCACATGCAGAGCATAGAGTTTGAAACTAATTAATATTAGAATATAATAACTCCACGAGTTCGCACCATCTAAACGTAAAGTCGTAGATGAAAAGGTATGCCGAGCTTATAGGAATAAAACTATAAGAACTATAAGATAAAAAACTTGTAGGATAACAATTGTATCGTGGTAGCGTAGTTTTTGATGAAAGTGGTTTCTTATCAGAAGAAATGATGAACGTATATAGTGCGTTTGCTGTAGTTAATAGAGATTTGAAAACTGGTAAAGATGCAAGTGGAAAATCAATTGATCCAATTAGACAAAGATGTTTCCCACCTGACATGCCATATCAGAAAATATATATCAGTTCTGCTTCTAGTACTGATACAAAATTCTTTGCATTATATAAAGATTTTGCAAAGAAACAAATTATGGGAGACCCAGATTATTGTGTTTTACATATTGATTGCGAGTTGGCATTTAAACCAACAATGCATGGAGAATTAATTACTCCTCTTCTCTCTCGTTCTACTGTTCAATCTGAAATGAGAACAAATCCTGAAAAGGCAAGACGAGAATATTATTGTCAATTTACTACTGAAGCAGGTGAAAATGCAATTATTAAAAGAGGTGTTATTACTAGAAATGAAGAAATTAGAAAACCACTTCTTTATAATGATACTGGTGATAAGAAATTTGTTATATGTTATGACCCAGCTAGAAGCCGAGACAATAGTGTTATTTTGGTTGGTGAAATATATGATCACGAAGAAGTTGATGGTTCTATTGATAAAAGAATGAGACTTGTAAACTGTATTAACTTGATTGACGTTGGTAAAAAGATTAAATCTCCTATGCAAACACCTGATCAGATTGAATATCTTAAAAAAGTTATTCTTGATTATAATGGTGGTGCTGATGCTTATGAAAACATTGTTGGAATATATATTGATGCTGGTTCTGGTGGTGGAGGCGTTAACATTGCAGACTATTTAATGCAAGATTGGGTAGATAAAGCAGGAATTAAACATAGAGGTTTAATTGACAAAGAATATTCTGCTGAATATGTTAAAAAGTTTCCTAATGCAGTTGACAAAGTTAGGTTAATATCTCCTTCAGGCTATAAATCAGAAATGTACGAAGCAATGATAGAATTAATGAATCAAGATAAAATTAGCTTTACAGCGCAATATGACAGAAAAGGTATCTTAACTGTATTTGATGTTGATGAAGAAAAGTTGGCAAAAGAGAAAGAAAAGATTATAAATAAATTAAAGAAACAGAAACTTTCTAATGAAGAGTTTAGTAATAAACTTGACGAAGAGTTAAAGCAAGTTCAATCTGTAAAAACTAAAACAATTAAACTTGATTGGCAAGATGAAATTGCTTTAGTTAATATGGACGCATTAAAAGAAGAGCTTGTCAATATGGTTCGTAAAAAGAGAGAATCTGGAAAAGACTCTTTCGAATTGACTGCAGAAAAAGCAAATAAAATGCATGATGATAGAGCTTATACTTGTTGTTTAGCTTCATATGCTCTTATGTGTGAAAGAAGAAAGAATATTACTTCTAGAAAGAGAAAACCTACAACAACCAACCTAGCAGATCTCTTACCAATCAAAACACCAAAGAGATCTTCTTACTTTTAAATTTTAAACTAAATAAAAATATATTTTCTCAATATAACATATATCATAAATAATATAGTTTGTCAAGATAAAATTTTAAAAAATAAATATAAATAAAAAATACTAAAAAAAAATAAATAAAGGGAGGTGTACCGATGGGAAGACCAAAGGGCAGTAAAAATAAACCAAAGGTGACAGAAAGTGCACCTTCTACAACAGTAACAATGGGAACAAATATACCTGCAACAAAAACTAAACGTACTGTTGCGGAAATGAAGGAATGGTATGAAAAGAATACTGAAAATACACAAGAAGCATTTAAGAAAATTAGGGATGTAACAAAAACTGGTCGCCAGACAACTTTAAATTCTTATAGTAAAGATAATGTAATTTCATATTTGCAAAACATTTCTTCTAATGAGAACAACTTAAGAAATTTGTCTCGTTATTTGTTTTATAGATCACAGGTGTATTTTAGATTAGTTATGTATAATGCCACAATGTTTGATTTAAATGCACGTACTGTAATCCCACAATATGATCCAATAAAAACAAATAATCCAAATAAAATATTAAAATCATATTATGAAACTTTACAATGGTTAGATAGAATGAATTTACAACACGAATTTTTATCAGTTTTAGTTAATAATTTTATAGAGGATGTTTTCTATGGTTGTTGTTGGATTGATGAAACTGGAATATTTATATTGCAGTTACCACCAGAGTATTGTAAAATTAACGGAAAATTTTTCACAGGAGATTTTCATTACGAAGTGGACATGTCATATTATAAGAAATATGAATATTTAATTGAATATTTAGGCGAACCTTTCTCTTCTATGTATTCGGCTTACGGTGGAGACAACGCAAAAAGATGGCAACCAATGCCAGATGAATACACCTTATGTACGAAGTATAGATTAGAATCTTGGGAAACAGTATGTCCACCTTATTCTGGCTTATTTCTTGATTTGATCGGACTTCTCAATTTATCTGATGTTCAGGCAGTTGCAGATGAACAGCAGATTTATAAGCTTATTACTGCTACTATTCCATTGTTAGATAATTCGGATGTGCCAGATGATTGGGCGGTAGATGTTAATACAGCATTAGAATATTATAGAAAGTTGGACGCTGCTTTGCCTCCATATATAGGTAGTATCATTACTCCTATTCCATTGGATACAATATCGTTTTCTGATGATCAAGCTACTGATACAACTAAAGTTCAAAAAGCCACAAAAGAAGTTTTAAATACATCTGGTGGAGCACAGATTTTGAACTCTAGTACAATTTCAGGAGCAGAAGCTTTTAAAGCTGCTACTCGTGCAGATACGGAATTAGCAATTTCTAGTTTGTTGGGACAAATTAGTGGTTGGACAAATCGTATGTTATCTTATTTAGTATCTGATCCTGCAAAAGTTAAGTTTTTCGAAGTATCTTCTTATACTAAAGATGCTTTCAAAGAATCTTTGCAAAAAGATTTGAATTATGGATTTGTTAGTGCTTTAGCAATTAATTCGTTAAACGGATTTAGTGAATTAGATACATTGGCATTGAACTATTTGGAAAGAGATGTTTTACAACTTCATGACAAGTTTGTTCCTTATAAAACAGCATCTACACAATCTGGAGATGGTGAAGGTGGAGCACCAGAGAAATCTGACACGGAAATTTCGGATGAGGGTAGTGAAACAAAGGATCAGGAGAAAAATCAGTAAAGGAAGAAAAGGATATGAAGAATAGAAATGATAATACTAAAGCTATGTTTATCAAAACTCAAGATTTAGATACGTCTGAAAGTTTAAAACAAGCTGGCTTTGAATTAGTTGATTATACAAATGAAACATGGACGTTTGTAAATAATCCGAAGTGTCCATTAACATTTGATAATAATAAAGTAGCATATTCAAATATGCTATTCTTTTAAGACTCCTTTTGAGAGTCTTTTTCTATGTTTAAAAAATAGACTAATAAGATTTAAAGAAAGGAGGAAACGTTGGAAAATGGCAAATAAAACAATGAAAAAAATTCTAACTATTGAAGATTTAGTACAATTTTGTCAAACACAAAATTTTCATAAATTTAGTTCTGCTGAAACAGGATATCAGTTATCTGTACAAGTTCCAGCAATAGCTACATATAAAAAGAAAGAAGAAACTGAAGATAATACTCTTCTATTTTGTAAGGTTAAATTGTTTCATATTGGACGTAATAGAAATGGGTCAAGTGTAACAAAAGAAGCTGCAGAAAAAGCTTTATCAACTATTGCTTATAAACCTTTGCTTGCAAACTTCTGTGAAATTGATGGTGTAAAAGACTTTACAAGTCATGATATGAATATTTTAGAAGATGGATCTATTGAGTATATTGAAAGACAGATTGGTACTTTTACAGCAGATAAGCCTTATATAGAATACGATGAAGAAAATGACAAAGATTTTATCTATGCTTATGTTGCTATTCCTCGTGAATATAGCGATGCTAGTGAGATCATAGAGCGCAAAGAAGGAACTAAAGTTTCGGTTGAGCTTATAATCAATGCTATGTCGTACAATGCAAGTGAACGTGTGCTTGAATTAGAAGATATTATTGTTCAAGGAGCGACTTGCTTGGGATTGAATCCAGAAACTGGGGAAGAAGTTGGTGAAGGCATGAAAGGTGCTAGACTGGATATAGTAGATTTTAGTGTTGAAAATAATTCTGTGCATTTTGATGCTAATGAAGAATTATTAAATGAAATTAAGAAGTTGAATGAGAATTTATCTCATATCAATATAAATTCAAAACTTGAAGAAGGGAGGAACGAAACGGTGAACAAATTTGAAGAATTACTTGAAAAATACGGTAAGACTGTAGAAGATATTACATTTGAATATGAGAATCTTTCTGATGAAGAACTTGAAGCAAAATTTGCTGAAGAGTTTGAAGAAGAGAACACCGATGGAGAAGGTGAAGCAGATCCAGAGCCTACTTCTGAAGGTGATGAAGGAGAAAATAATTCTGACGACAATGACGACAATGATAATGATGAAGATGGAGAAGTAGTTGTTGAAGATAATAGTGGTGAAGAAAACACAGAAGATAACAATGAATCTGATACAAATTCAGAACCAGAATCAGAATCAGAACCAGAAATTGAACCTGAAACAGAGCCTGTTGTTGTAACTGAGTCTGTAAAACCTGAAAAGTATTCAATTGCTTTATCTGACGGTACAGTTAAAGAATTTGCTTTAACTCTTGATGAAATTAACAATGCTTTATATATGTTAGTAAATCAGACATATGGTGAAACAGATGATGCATGGTATAGTGTACAAGTTTATGAAGATGGTTCTCTCATTATGATTGATTGGTGGAATAATAAGGCATTTAGACAGTCTTATAAGAGAGATGAAGAAAACTTCTCACTTGTTGGAGACAGAGTTGAAGTTAATCAAGTATGGGTTACAGCTGAGGAAGAAGCAGCTCTTAATGAGATGAAGTCTAACTATGCGTCTTTAGTACAGTTCAAAGAAGATACAGAAAATGCACAAATTCATACACAGAGAGAAGAAATTCTTTATAATGAAAAGTATTCTGTTCTTGCTGAAAAGGATGAAAATAATGAATACAAAAATGAAGCTTATGCAAAATTAGTATCTGAAATGGATAATTACTCTCTCGTTGATTTAGAGAAAGAATTGAAATCTGTATTTGCAGATTATATTACAAATGGCGGTCAGTTTGCTTATGTTGGCGAACCAGAAGCTAAACCTGTAGTAAATAAGAAGTTATTTGCTACTCCTACTAGTGAAAAACCTAGTAGATATGGTAACTTATTTAATAAATAAGAAACTAAATAAAAAAATATAAACACATTTTAAACAAATGGACTATATAAATAGTCTTGAAACATTTTAAGGAGGAAAAAGAAATGGCAATTAAATTTGAAATTGAAAAACATGCTTATTGTTTCCCTACTAAAGTTTTAGCAGGAAATGGTGGCGCACATATCTTAAACATTGAATTAACAGCAGACGCAGATAATGGTTCTATCGTTGGTGTTGGGGAATATAAGTCTTTTGACAACTACGTTGAAGCAGAAGCACCAGCAGAATATTCTGCAAAAATCGTTGACAAAGCAGCAGATGGAAACTTCTATGTAGAAGTAGTAGAACCAGCTAATGCAGTTCTTGTATGTGAAGTAGTTAATAATCCTTACACAAATTATGACTCTAGATTTAAGTCAGATAAGAACTTCTATAATGCAGCTGGCGATGTAGTACGTGGATACTGTCTTGTTAAACATGACGTTTATGAATTAAGCGCAGAAGGTTTTGAAGGTACACCTGAAGTTGGTAAGACAGTAACAATCACAGGAAGAAAGCACGTAGTTGCGTAATATAAGGAAGGAGGAACAATACAATGGGAAAAATGCATTTTAATAGTAGAGTAATCGGTGTTTTCTCAGAAATGGGAACATCTTATGATGAAGTTAAAAATCTTATGTTTGACCTTTATAAAGGTGAATTAAGCGAAGGTATTACAAAAGCTGAAGCTGAAAATAAAATTAGAGAGGTTTCTTTAAAAATCTTTGGATTAACA